CTTATGGCGACCCTACTAACCCATTGCGGGTAACAGACCAAGCTGCGGCTGACCAGTTGGCGCAAGACTATCTGGATATGGCGTCCACGATTATGCCAGTTGGTATGACGGTGTTCCACGGTAGCCCATACAAGTTTAGCGCATTTGACCCCACTAAGATTGGTTCTGGTGAGGGCGCACAGGCTTACGCATACGGTCATTATGCTGCTGAAGCAAGACCAACAGCAGAGCAATACCAAAAAACAGTTTCAAGGGATATGTTTGATGTTGGTGGAGAGGTTTTTAATCCATCTGTATTGAAGCACTTAAATGTTCGCTCACTAGCAAACAGGGGTGATTTAGATAATGCAATTGCAAAAGCAGAGCAAATTTCAAAAAGTGATTCACCGTCTGCAAACTTGGCTTTGCAAGATTTAACTATTTTGAATCGAGTTAAAGAAGCTGGAGGTTTAAAACCACTAGCAGGGAACTTGTACAAGATTGACTTGCCAGACGAGCAAATAGCTAAAATGCTCAACTGGGATGAAGAGCTTGGTAAGCAGACACCAGAGATTCAAAAGCTAGCAAAGCAGTACGGTTTAAATATGGATGACCTTGGTGGTGACTTAATTGTTGCTATGGATGCTAAACGCGCTGCTGGTGCAGAAGCTATGCGTCAGGCTGGAATACCCGGCGTTAAGTATTTGGATGAAGGTAGCAGAGGCTTGTATAAGGCTAGGACCACATACAAAGGCAAGCCGTATGGGGATGAAATTACCTTTGGTAGCAAAAACACTCTGGACGACTACATACAACAAAAACAAGCGGAAGGTTTTGGTGTTGAAGTTTTGCCCGGAACATCAAACTTTGTTGTGTTCCCAAAGAACGAAGGTTTGTTGAACATCTTGGAACGCAACGATGAGACTATTGCTCAAGGTGGTTTGTTATGATTAAACGAGGCAAAGAACAATTCTCTGGCTACAACAAGCCTAAGAGGACGCCAAGCCATCCGACCAAGAGCCATGCAGTATTGGCTAAGTCTGGTGACGAGGTAAAGCTGATTCGCTTCGGTCAACAAGGTGTAAGTGGCTCACCAAAAAAGGAAGGTGAGTCAAGTGCCGACAAAGCACGCCGAGAATCATTCAAGGCTAGACACGCAGAAAACATATCTAAGGGTAAAATGAGCGCCGCTTACTGGGCAAACAAGACCAAGTGGTAATAGACTAATCCTATCAACCTCACCAACCCAATAGGGAGTGAATATGAATAAAATAGAAAGCGGAAATTCCGCAAACCTTACAAATCGGGGTCGAGGAAGACCAAAGGGAGCCGTTAATAAGGCTACCAAGGCGTTTAGAGACACGGTTAATGACCTACTAGAGGGTAACGCAGAAAACGTCTCTAAGTGGCTGCAAACAGTTGCCAACGGTGATGGCGACCAACTCAAGCCAGACCCCAAGGGCGCATTAGATATTCTGTCCAAGCTGGCAGAGTTCGCCACACCCAAACTAGCACGAACTGAGCATACTGGAGAGAACAGCGGTCCAGTGGAGATGAAGATTACATGGCTGAAGTAATCGAAATCAAGTACGCTCCAAGAACACAACAACAGCAGATTCACGACCTTGTAGATTCAAAGCGGTTCTCTGTCGTTGTGGCTCATCGCAGGATGGGTAAGACAGTCTCAGCTATCAACCATTTGATAATGAGTTCTGTCCTCAATGAAAAGGAAGCACCACGCTACGCCTACATTGCGCCAACATACGGACAAGCCAAGCGGGTGGCATGGGACTACCTTGTAAAGTACGTTGAGCCTCTGGGTGGGACTGCCAACATATCTGAGTTGAGGGTTGACTTCTGGGGCAGACGCATCCAGTTGTACGGCTCTGACAACCCTGATTCATTGCGTGGTCAATACTTTGATGGCGTCATCTTGGACGAGATTGGCGACCAGAACCCAGTTATCTGGACAGACATTATTCGCCCGGCATTAGCAGACCGCAAGGGTTGGTGCTTATTCATTGGCACACCCAAAGGTCACAACCACTTCAAGGAGCTACGAGACAGGGCGCTTGTTGATAAAGACTGGGGCTTGCTAGAGTTCAAAGCCTCAGAGACTGGGGTGGTTGACGCCAAGGAGCTTGCCGCAGCCAAGGCTGAGATGGGGGAAGACAAGTACCGCCAAGAGTTTGAGTGTTCCTTTGATGCCGCCGTGGAGGGTAGCTACTATGGGCAAATCATCAATAAGCTGGAAGACGACAATCATATTCAGTCAATCCCGAGGGATGATATATGTCGGACTATTACGGCTTGGGACTTGGGTATGGGTGATTCGACTTCCATTTGGGTGGCTCAGATTGCTGGCTCGGAAATCAGACTCATCGACTACTACGAAAACCACGGAGTAGGCTTGGATAATTACGTTAAATGGCTACGAGATAACGATTACCACAAGGCAGAGCATATACTCCCGCATGACGTACAAGTCAGGGAGCTTGGAACTGGCAAAAGCCGTTTGGAGGTATTACAAGATGCAGGACTTGAGATTAAGGTTGCACCGCGTATGTCAGTTGATGACGGAATCCAAGCCGTGCGACGATTGTTGCCAAGATGCTGGTTCAATGTGCCACAAGTGCAAATTGGACTTAATTGCCTACGAAACTACCGTAGAGCATACGACGAGAAGCGTAAGATTTTCTTTGAGCGCCCCTTACATGACTGGTCAAGCCACGGCTCTGATGCCTTTCGGTATCTCGCTATTGGCTTAGATGAAACAGCGTCAACGTGGGGTGAATCTATCAACAAACCAGCAAAGTGGGTCGTGTAATGTACTTAATGCCGCAGGGAAATACTGAAGCCAGACTAAAGGAAATGGAAAGGCGTTTACAGGTTGTGGAAAATATGTTAAATGCCTTACAATTGGACAACAAGCCAAAGCGGGGCAGACCGCCAAAGGAACAAGATGGACACGAATCAACTAAAGGCGATTCTCGAAGCTGAGATTGATGACGCCATTGGTTTCATTGAAACCGAAACCGTAGCAGACCGCAAATATGCTTTGCAGTCTTACTTGCGTCAACCTTACGGTAACGAGGTAGAGGGCAAATCCTCAATCGTCACTGGCGAAGTAGCCGAAGCTATTGATGGCGCATTGCCAGCATTGGTGCGTATCTTTACCGCATCCGATGAAGTTGCCCAGTTTGACCCCGTATCTCCCGGCGATGAGCCTAGCGCCAAGCAAGCCACAGATTATTGCAATTACATCTTGTTGAAAGACAACGATGGTGTGATGATTTTCCACGATTGGTTTAAAGACGCGCTGTTGCAGAAGAACGGTATCGTTAAGGCGTATTGGGAAGACAAGGAAGATGTCACCAAAGAGTCCTATGAGGGCTTGACCGATGACGAGTTGGCAATGCTGATGAGCGACAAGGAGATTGAAGTTGTCGAGCAGGATAGCCAAGAGTTTCCAGTTTTAGACCAGATGGGTATGCCTGCTATGGGGCAGGATGGTATGCCTGCGGTGTACGGCATCCACAACATCACGGTCAAGAAGAAGATGAAGTCTGGTCGCGTTCAGATTGAGAACGTACCACCAGAGGAGTTCATTATCAGCAAGAAGGCGCGCAAGATGGCTGACGCGCCATTCGTTGCCCACCGCCGCATTATTAGCCGTGGTGACTTGATTGCTATGGGCTTCGATAGGGATGTAGTTGAGGGCTTGCCCTTGGGTGACACCTTGACCTACAACCCAGAGCGCGTTATCCGCTATCAGCAAAGTGAGCAGCCAGAGGACACACAAAGCCTTGACCCTGCAATGCAGGACATCGAGGTCTATGAGTGCTATATCCGCGCTGACATGGACGGTGACGGCATCGCTGAGTTGCGCCAAGTGTTCTACGCTGGTAACGAGATTCTGAGCGAGGAAGAAACGGATTATGTGCCGTTCTACTCAATCTGCCCGATTCCAATCCCGCACAAGTTCTTTGGTCAATCATTCGCTGACCGTACAAACGACATTCAGCTAATCAAGACTACAATCCTGCGTCAGATGCTGGACAACCTGTATTTGACCAACAACGCCCGAGTGGTGGCTGTTGAGGGTCAGGTTAACTTAGATGACTTGCTGACTAGCACTGCTGGTGGCGTTATCCGAGCCAAGTCTCAGGGCGCTGTGCAACAGTTGAACGTGCAGTCTATTGCGGCTCAGTCATTCCCAATGCTGGAATACTTAGACCAGACCGCAAGCAAGCGAACAGGCGTTTCTGATGCTTCTCAGGGCTTAGACCCATCAATCCTGCAAAACGTTACGGCAGCGGCAGTTGCTTCTATGCAACAAGCTGGGGCTGGCAAGATTGAGATGGTAGCGCGTATCTTTGCTGAGACAGGCGTTAAAGACCTGTTCAAGGGCATTATGCACTTGGTCACAAAGTACCAGAACAAAGACCGCATCATTCGCTTACGCAACGAATACATCTCGATTGACCCACGCACATGGTCAACTCAATACGATGTATCTGTGAACGTAGGTTTGGGCGCTGGCAACCGCCAAGAGCAGATGGCTATGCTTGGCATGATTGTGCAGAAGCAAGAGCAATTGTTGGGTGCATTTGGCATGGCTAACCCCTACGTCAGCCCGGCACAGTATCGCAACACATTGGGTCGCATGGTTGAGGCGGCTGGCTTTAAGGACTCTGCTGAGTTCTATAAGGCAATTCCTCCAGAGGTTGACCAGCAGTTGCAGAACCCACCTCCACAAGAGCAACAAGCTGACCCAGCTATGCAAATGGCTATGTCTAAGATGCAGGCTGACATTCAAGCCTCACAAGCTAAAGCACAAGCTGATTTGCAGACTCAACAAGCCAAGGCTCAAGCTGACATCCAACTGGCACGCGAGAAGGCTGCGGCTGATTTGCAACTCCAGCGTGAGAAGTTTGCCGCACAGATGGACTTTGACCGTCAGAAGCTAGTGGCTGAACTCCAGATGAAACAGCAGGAGTTTGAGGTTGAGGCGCAGATTAAGGCTTCAAAGGTCGCCGCTGGCATTACTAGCAACGTTGAGATTCCGGGCTAAAACTATGGCAGATAACTTTGCATCATATTTTCCTGTAACAGTCACAGGCGGCACGACCAACCCAATGGTGGGTGCTGATGTGGTGCAAGGTCCGAATCCGCAAGCATTAGGGTTAGACCCTATATTGGCGGCAATCCAGTCGCAATATACTCCTCAGACATTCACACATTCTGGAGGTAGCTATGGGGCTGGACGATTTATTGACGATACTTTTGGCACTGGTGGAAGTGGCACGCCTGTAACAGCGCCTAGCTGGTTTACACCCGGCGAGTTTGACATCAATGCTTATTCAAGCAACCTACCTACTGAGGTTGCTGAACAGGTTGCCACAGGCTCTGTGTATGGCGGTGACAGCCCAACATCAAATTTGGGTACATACGACCCCAATGACCCTTATGCGTCTTGGAACGCATTGCAGATTCCCCGAATTGGTCAAAACTTAATTGGCTCACTTATCCCCGGCGCTGGCTTGGCGATTGGCGCGGCACAAGGCTATCAAAACGCTCAGTTAGCCAATGCCATGCAGACTGGTGTTGGCGCTTATGGCGGCGAGCCTAATATGGGCGCTAGTTCCTTGAAGTCCACACTTCTTGGAGCCATTGGGCAACAAGAGCAAGGCGTTGAAAATGCAAGGGCGTTGTCTAGCCAGTTCAGTAGCCCAGAATCAATGTACGGCTATTTTGATGCGGCACAAGACCCAGCCACAAACCCTGTCGCTGCGATTAGCCAAGGTCTATTGGCAAATGCTGGCAATCAATCCACACTAACACCTGACCAAGTTGGTGTCATCGGTCAAGCCGTTGGTGCGGCAATAAACGATTACGTTTCTCAAGGCATGACCTTGGACCAAGCGACCAATGCGGCATCGCTTGATTTTGGGGTTGTACCAACGACAATTGCGCCTAGTGCTACCCAGTCATGGTCGCCTGCGGCAAGTAACGATGCGTTTATGGCGGCTATTGGTCAACCAACATCTCCTGTCGGCGACCCAATTGCGGCAATGAATGAGCTTGAGGGGTGGACAAACACAGCCCCATCAACACCTGTTGTTGGCACATCAGACAACGGCGGCATGGGTACACCAACATCACAAACTGGCGGTATTGTGACTAGCGGTGATGGCTCCTTTGTCCGAAGTGGCGATGGCTCAGTGGTTACATGGGGCGACTATACTGCGCCAAGCGTAGCCCCTGCTGGGAATAACCCAGACGAAGCCGACTCAAGTGACAGCGGCGGCGGCGGTGGCGGCTCAAGCAAGATTGTCTGTACCGCAATGAACCAATCATATGGTTTTGGCTCATACCGAAATGCCATTTGGTTGAAGTACAGCGCAGACAAGATGACTAAAGCCCATGAAGCTGGCTATCACGCTATTTTCTTGCCTTTGGTTGACTTGGCATATAAGCGCAACAATAAACCAGTTCGCATTGCTTTGGAGCATATCGCACGCCACCGTACAGCAGACTTGAGGGCTGAGATGCGTGGCTCTAAGCGGGACACATTGGGTCGTGCATATCGCTTTGTATTAGAGCCTCTGTGCTACATTGTTGGAAAGATTAAAGGGTATTGATGACCAAAAGTGAACGCGCCCAGTTATTACTGGAAGATGGGTTTTTTACAGAAGTCATCAATGATTTGAAAAACGCAAAGATTAGTGACATAATTAGCACTAATGATGACGATGTAGAGGCAAGGGAACGTGCTTACACCGTTATCAAGACTCTGGACTTAATCATGGGTCACATTGAAAGCCTAGCGGCTGACTCAAAGATTAAAGAAAAGAAGTGGAAGATTTTGTGACCATTTGGGTTGCAACCGCTAACAGACGGATTCTGTTGAAAACTGGACTGACTTATGGACGACACCAACCCTAGCGGGAGTGAACCATTAAATGTAAATTCTGCGGCATCTGCCTTTCTTGGGCTAATGGGTGACGACAGCGGAGCCGATGAGCGCCAACCTGCTGAAGAACCTGTGGACGAGAATGACGATGTTGTCGAAGCATCTGATGAAGACTCAGAGGTGGAATACACCGAAGAATCTGATGATGATGTGGAAGAAGCTGATGATGCTGAACCTGAACCTAAAAAGTTCAAGGTGAAAGCGGCTGGCGAGGAGGTAGAGGTTGACCTCGATGAACTCATTAGCGGCTACCAGCGTAGCAAGGATTACACTCAGAAGTCACAAGCACTAGCAGAGCAGCGCAAGGAAATTGAAGCCGAACGCGCTAAAGTGGCAGAAGTGCAACGAGAGCGTGAGGTCTATGCCCAACGCCTACAAGCAATTGACCAGTTCCTTGGTCAGCAAATGGGCAATGAGGTTGACCTAGCAACTCTAAAGGAAACAGACCCAATCGGCTATGCCGTGAAGGTTGCCGAGCGAACTGAACTTGAGAAGCGCCGCGCAGTAATTAACGCAGAGCAGCAACGCCTTGCCGAAAAGCAACAAGCCGAGCGTGATGCCCAATTACAGACGCACCTGCAACAAGAGGCTCAGTTAATGACGCAGGCTATCCCAGAGTTAGCGGGAGAGAATGGAAATAGCATTAAGAAAGAGATTATGTCTTATGCCAAGTCCATTGGATTCCGCGACCAAGAGTTGAGTGCGATTTATGACCACCGCGCCGTGTTGAGTTTGTATAAGGCGATGAAGTACGATGCTTTACAGAAGTCTAAGCCTGAAGCACTAAAGAAAGTGCAGTCAGCACCCAAGACCATGAAGGCAGGTTCCTCAAACCCTCCTACCAAGTCATCACAAGATAAAAAAGTGATGCAGAAGTTGCGTCAAACGGGCAAAGTCCGTGATGCGGCAACTGCTTTTGAACGATTCTTGTAATTTTTTGGAGTATCAAAAATGGCTACCTATCAAACATATACCGCTATTGGTCAGCGTGAAGACCTGTCAGACATCATCTATAACATCAGCCCCACAGACACGCCTTTCATGTCTTCCATTGGCAAGACTAAGGCAACCGCTGTGTACCACGAATGGCAAGTTGACTCATTGGCTGCTGCCTCTTTGAGCAACGCCGCTGTTGAAGGTGCTGACGCTTCTTCAGCTACTATGGGTGTTACTACCCGCGCTGGCAACCGTACCCAGATTTTCCAGAAGACCGTGCAAATCGCTGGTACTTTGGAAGCTGTGGACAAGGCAGGTCGTAAGTCTGAAAAGGCTTACCAGTTGGCTAAAGCCTCTAGCGAAGTCAAGCGCGACATGGAATTGACCCTGTTGAGCAACCAAGTTGCTGCTGCTGGTAACAGTTCTACTGCACGCACTCTGGGTGGTCTGCAAGCATGGCTGGCAACCAACGGTGATTTCGGTACTGACGGCGTGGCTGGTGCTTCTGGTACTACTGCCCGTACAGACGGTACTGACCGCACTTTCACGGAAGCTATCCTGAAGACTGTTGTCAAGGAAGTCTACACCGCTGGCGGCAACCCCAAGGTGCTGATGGTCAACCCTGCACACAAGCAGACCGTTTCAGCCTTTGCTGGTATCGCCGCACAGCGTTACATGGCTCCTAGCAACGAAGCAACGACCATCATTGGCGCGGCTGACGTTTACTTGAGCGATTTCGGCACGATGTCTGTCGTTCCTAACCGCTTTATGAACGCCACCAACGCCTGTGACGAGACTGCTTTCGTTATCGACCCTGATATGTTGGCAATTGCTTACCTCCGTCCTTTCGCTACCAACGAGTTGGCAAAGACTGGTGACTCTGAGAAGACTCAACTGATTTGCGAAGCTACTTTGGAAGTCAAGAACGAAGCCGCTCACGGTGTTATCGCTGACTTGTCATAAGCTAGTGCGATAAGAAGGAAGCCTCAGATTAAAAGTCTGGGGCTTTTTTCTTTATTCAAATACGGCTAAAATGTCAATATGGAAAATACTGAGTTTCGCAAAACAGTTGCGCACGCTGACGGCGATGGTGGTGTTGTATATGAAACACGCCAAGACGTAAGCGGAATCATTGAGCAAAACCGCAAGGAGTTCAATCAATACGATGAACGTTCTAAGTGGTCTGATGACTTATATGGCAACAAGGTGGCGTCAATTCCTTTGACCGTTATTGATGACTTGAATAAGCAGGGCATCATGCGTGGCTTTCATGTGCTGGATGAGAAGAAGTTTCGCTCTTGGCTAAATCATCCTGACAATCGTTTCTTCCGCACTAGACCGGGGAATATATGAGTTTAAGTACATATTCAGACCTTAAGACATCGGTCGCCAACTATCTGGCTCGGACTGACTTAACAGACCAAATACCAGACTTTATTGGTCTTGCAGAGCGCCGTATGCGCCGCGAGGTGCGTATTCGTCAAATGCTTGTATCTGCAACATTGACGGCAACTGCTGGAAACAACAAGGTTACTTTGCCGACTGACTTTCTTGAGGCGCGTGACTTTGTGGTGGTTGGTAATCCAACTCAGCCATTGAACTACGTTTCCCCATCAGCATTGTCTCGCAACGCTGTAAGTTCAACGTCAGGCAAACCTAATGAATACACCATTCTTGCAGAGCAGTTCCAACTGTCTCCAGCCCCAGATTTTGCTTATTCATTGAATTTGTTGTATTACGCTGCGCCTGATTTTCTAGGTGACAGCAATGCCTCAAATGAGTTTTTGGTCAACGTCCCAGATATGTTGCTATACGCCTCATTGCTGGAAGCGGAGCCATACATTATGAATGACGCTAGGTTGCAGACATGGGTTGCCATGTATGAGCGTGCATCTGCTTCTGTTGATAAGTCAAACGAGACTGGTCAATACTCTGGTGTACCGCTTTCAATCAAGGCAATTTAAGAGAGTAAAGCATGGCAACACAACGTATTCCATTTGGTGAGTGGCTACCTGACCAGCCGGGTCTATCTAATGCGCTTACTGAGGCGCGTAACGTTGTGCCTCAATCTATTGGCTACGGTCCATTGCCTTTGCCAGTAAAGATTGCCTCAAACGCTGGTGAGATTTTGTACACCCTGCACACAGCAACAGAGTCAAATGGCGATAACGTATTGTTTGCCGCTGGCTTGCAGAACGTTTATTCCATCTCCCCAATTGGCAACTCCACAAACGTCTCTGGTACAACTTACAGCACACCTGCTGGTGACAGGATTAGGTTTGTGCAGTTTGGCTCAAACACCATATTTACCAACAATGCTGACAAGTTGCAATATTTTGATGTAAACACATCCACGGCTTTTGCTGACTTGGCGGCTGACGCTCCTGTTGCGAAGTACATCACGGTTGTGCGTGATTTCGTGGTTGTGGCTAACACCTTGGAGTCAGGCACTCGCTACCCAACTCGGGTTCGTTGGTCAGGCATCAATGATGAGACTGAGTGGACATACTCACAAACCACACAAGCGGATTATCAAGACATTCCTGATGGCGGCAATATCGTAGCCATACGAGGTGGTGAGTTTGGTTTGGTGTTGATGGACAAAGCAATTTACCGTATGTCTTACATCGGCACACCGTTTATCTTTCAATTTGACAACATCAGTCGAGGCACAGGCTGCTATAACGAAAACTCAGTTGCCCAATATCAAGGTATTACATTCTTCTTGAGTGATGATGGTTTTTATATGTGCGATGGGCAAACTGTTAAGCCTATCGGCTCAGAAAAGGTTGACCGATACTTCTTTGACACACTTGAGTTGTCTGAGATTGGAACCATGTCAGCATCCGTTGACTCTGTGCGTAAGTTGGTGGTTTGGAATTACCCAACGTCAGGCAACCTTAGAAAGCTGTTGATTTACAACTTCAAGACTAGCCGCTGGTCTAACGCCGATGCTGTGGTTGATTACGTCTCTGACGCCTCAACTGGTGACATTACCTTAGAGGACTTGGATTCAATTTCTGGCTCATTAGATGCGCTTACACAGTCACTTGACTCATCAGCGTTCATTGGTGGTCAGCATTTCCTTGGTGGCGTAAAGGGTCAAGACGTTTATGCGTTTACAGGGTTGCCACGACAGGGTGTTCTTGAGACTGGCGATATTGATATTGGCGCTAACTCTGTGGTGACATTGGCTCGACCACAAGTAGACGGTGGCTCTGCTTCTGTGGCAATCTCATCACGGCAACGGTTAGACACAGTTTTGGATTTCTCAACTGATGTCGCGGCTAGTGCAGAGAACCGTGTTTCTTTGCGTAGTTCTGGTAGATACCATAGGTTGCGAGTCAATCCTACTGGTGACAACTGGACAACTGCGGTTGCGGTTGACATTGAAATCACACCCCAAGGCGGTCGCTAATGTTTCGTACAGTCCCGGTATTTGGTGCTGACCAGCGCGTAGTTGCGGAGGTTTTGCGTGGAGCCATGAACGGCAAAACGAACAACCACGGAACTATAACGTTAGCAACGGGTAATGCGACCACTACAACGCTCTATGACGAGCGTATTAGCCCAGACAGTAAGATTATCCTAATCCCATTCTCTGACGCCGCAGAAGCCGATTCAGCGCCTTATGGAGCGTTTTCAAACAATAACGGGCAAACAGCTACAAGCACAGGGACCACAGACGTTGTTGAATTTGACACAACTGAGCAATCTAATGGGGTGTATCTGTCAAACACCACAAGAATTAACGTCCGCAATGCTGGTATATACAACCTGCAATACTCCCTGCAATTGAAGAACTCAAACAACGATTCTGAGTATGCAGACGTTTGGTTTCGCAAAAATGGCGTGGATGTGGTTAATTCAGCAAGTCGATTTGGTCTGCCAGCTAGGAAGTCAACGGGCGACCCTAGCCACCTGATTGGGGCAATGAATATCTTTTTGGACTTGGCGGCAAATGATTACATTGAGCTTGCTGGCTCTGTAAGCAATACGACCGTGGAGTTGGAGTATTTGGCGGCTGATGTAAGCATCCCAAGACCAGCCATCCCTGCTGTGATTTTTACGGTCAATTATGTCGCGCCAATGGCGTATTCCAATGTGTATGTAAGCGCCCAAGCTAAAGGCTCGGCGACTATATCGCATTATGCCAATAGCACGGCAGATAAAACCTATGCCTACGTTATTGTGGGTTAGTAAAATGATTGATATAATGACTCATAGGACGACCGCCTACGAGTCCATTCTTGAAAGGAACTGACTATGGCAGTCGATTACCAAACCGTTACAACTACATCAGAACCAAGTGCGGTTTTTAAGCCGTATTTGCAATATGGACTGAGTGAAGCCCAACGCTTATATCAAGCAGGCGGTACACCAGTTGTAGGACCATCAACCACCACACAACAAGCTATGCAAGCGGCGCAGACTCGCGCCATGCAAGGCTCACCCCTACTTGGTGCGGCGCAGACTCAACAATTGGGTACGGTGCAGGGTGATTACCTATCAGGCAATCCATTCTTCCAAGGTGCTTTCCAACCAGCAGCACAGCAAGCTACTAGCGCATTTAATCAAGCTATTGGTAACATTGGCTCACAGGCTTCACGCGCTGGTCGCTACGGCTCTGGTGCAATGGGTGACTTGCAATCACAAGCGGCTGGTCAATTGGCGCAAAGCCTGACGAACACTGCTGGGCAGTTGGCATATCAGAACTATGCCCAAGAGCGTGCGCGTCAAGAGGCGGCGGCTACGGGTGCGCCCCAAATGGCGGCGGCTGACTATGGTGACATCAGCAAGTTGCTGGGTGTTGGTCAACTAGGTGAGCAGTATCAACAAGCGGCTTACGCCCAACCACAGCAGGCTTTGTCTAGCTTTTTGACAGGTATCCGAGGTCTGCCAATGGGCACATCTGGAACGTCAACAACGCCTCAATATTACGACCCAACTGCAAACACCATTAGTAACATTGCAGGCGCAGCAGGCGCGGCAAAAGCTGTTTGGGATTTAGGCGGCGCTTTTGATTGGTGGTAAATTATGGCTATTAGTGACATCATGGGTTTATTGGGTCGCGCTGGTGAGTCCATCGGCGGCGGCACTCCTAGCATCTATGGCGGCTTGCTGTCAGAGGATGAGTTGCGTGCGGCAAAAAACAGAGCGTCTACTAAGGCGCTTTTTGATTTATCTGCGGCTATGGCTGAAGCAGGTCGTCCGCAATCAGGTCGTCCAATCAATACATTTGGCGCACTAGCCAAGGGTTTATCTGCGGCTCAACAGGGCTATCAAAGCACATTGCAACAGCAAGCCAAAGAAAAGATGGCTATGCAGGAAATGCAGCGTCAACTTGAATCGCAGAAGCGTGCGGCTAATGTGCAAAAGCTAATTGGAGGCGCTTTCCAGCCTGCACAAGCAGGTCAGGCGGCACAACCAGCCCCATACTTGGCTGGAGCGCCTTACGGTAAGGCTACGCCTGAAATACCAGCAATGCCTGCTAGGTTTGATTTACAAGCTATTGCACCACAACTGATGCAGACCGCTGAAGGTCGCGCTGCTTTAAATGACCTGATGAACGCTCAGAAGGCGATGCAAGGTGAGACCATAACTCTAGCGCCTGATGCAACTTTGGTTCGGATGGGTTTGGGTGGACAGCCAGAAGTTTTAGCGACTGGTACTCCAAAGATGTCTGACTTAGAACGTCAATACGCCTTTGCCAAGACTCCGCAAGGTGGTTCATACGCAGGGACGTTTGAACAATTTAAAGCTATTTCCGCACCAAAAACAACTATTAGCATGGGTGGCGACAAAGCGCTCGCGGATACTGTTGGCAAAGACATTGGCTCCATGATGGGTCCAGCAACAGAGCAGGCTAGGGTGGCAATGGAAACTATTACAAACGCGGGCAACATTGAGTCTGCTTTGGATAAAGCCATTACAGGACCAGCCGCAGATGTTAGAACAACTTTGCTACGAGTTGGTCAGTCTTTGGGTGTTGCTGGTAAGGATGCAAACGAGATTCTGGCAAATACTCAGATTTTGGTGCAAGGTCTTGCCAAGGCTGAATTGCAAGCAGCAGAAGCAATGAAGGGTCAGGGTCAGATTACTGAAAACGAACGTGCCATCATCAAGAAAGCATCGGCTGGCACTCAAAATATGACGCCAGCCGAAATCAAGGCTTCTTTGATTGCCATTCGTAAGGTTGCTGAAAACAAGATTAAGCGTCAACAAACGTTGTTGCAGCAATTTAAAAGTCTGCCTAACGTTGAAAAGTACGCTCCATTTTACGAGTTGCCAGCTTACACACCCACAATGGGTGGCTCTACGCAAAACTCACTCCAGCAAATGCTTGATGAAGAAGCTAAAAAACGAGGTCTGTAATTTATGGCTGACTTATCTATATTGACAGATGACGAGTTAAAAGCCATGCGTGGTGGAGACTTCTCAAAAATATCTAACGAGAAGTTGCAAGCGTTACGTCAATCTTTAGCTACGTCTGGCACACCAGAGCAACCGCAAGCCACATTCCCGTCAATTGGCGAATTAACGCCTCCACAGGAAGCAAAAGTAGAGCCACAGCGATTGCGCTCTATGGCTCAAGGATTGTCTCTTGGAACAAGTGATGAAATTGAGGCTTATGTACGCTCAAAGGTTTCGGGCGAAGACTTTGATAGGACAATAAATCAAATTCGTTCAGAGTTGGCTGCTTATCGTGAGGCTGAACCAGCATCCGCTCTTGCTTACGAAGCTGGTGGCTCCATGCTTTTGCCGGGTGGCGCTTTGAAGTTTGCGCTTGGCAAATCTCCAACTTTACTAAGGGTTGCTGGTGCAACCGCTGGTGTTGGCGGTGTTAGCGGTGGGATAACAGCCGCAGCAACTGGTGAGGGCGGTCTTTTAGAGCGTTCTGCTAGGGTTCCTGCTGGTGTGGCATTTGGCGCTGCAACTGGACCATTAGGCTATGCCACTGGAAAAGGTCTTCAGCTTGGCACTAATGCTCTTATTGATATGGCTCGACGTAGGCTTGGCGGTCGTGGCGCAAAGATTGTTGAAAATCAAATTCAAAACATTGCCAAAGAAACAGGCATGAGTGACGATGAGATTTTTAAGTCGATTATGCGTGGCGACATTCTTGCTGAAAACAAGACGATTCAGGATGTTGTTAGAGCGTATGCGCGAGGCGGTGGCGAGGCAAGTGAGATTCTAAAACGTTCATTGACAAAACGCCCAGAGGAGTTGCGTGGCAAAGCGTTAGATGAATTAAATCGAGTATTGTTTCCAGATGCACAAGGCAATGTGCGCCGGGTTGTTGGTCAGGCTGATGAAGCCATGCGTCAACTTGAGGGACAACAATACAAGTCTGCGTTTGGTCGTGGCGGCGTTATAACTCAGGAAACGCTTGGAGCGATTGAGCAGGGCATCAAGCGTTCACCGGGGGCTGGAAAGGCTTTGCAAGAGGCATATCAGGCTCAGACTGGCAAGACACCATTCTTCTCAATTAAAGATGGTGAAGTTGTTTATGACCGCGCCCCAACACTGCAAGATGCCGAGATATTGATGCGTGGCTTGCGTGATTTGGCTGACGAGGCTTTCCGTGGTGGTCGAGGCTCTGCTGGTGAAGGATACAAAGAAGCTGCAAAAATGTTGAGAACAGAAATCAACAAGGCTTCAACTTTATTTGAGCAGGGTGGAGATGTACAGGGTTACGGTGGCGTTTATCGACCAGTTGTAAAAACTGTTGAACAAACACGAAAAGAGGCTGCTAAGTTGCGCTCCTCTCGGGATTCGTTTGATTACGGAAAAACAATCTTTGGTCAAAATGCAGACCAAGTTTCAATTGACTTTGAAAAGGTCACACCAGATAACGTGAAGTATCTGCGTGCTGGTGTCATGGATGCGATTCGCAACAAAATGGCGACTGGCAACAAGTTGACTTTTATGAAGCGATTAAGCGACCCAACAACAAAAGAGGGTCAAATTTTACGGACCATTTATCCTCAAGACGAGTTGGATAAAGTGCTAGACGTTGTTGGTCGTGCCTCACGGTCACAAGAGGCTTCTGGTGCTATCTTGGGCGGTTCTGCTACGGCTCCAACGCAGATGGCTGCAAACCGAATTGGTATGGGTATTTCGTTGCAAGAAATTTCTTCTGCCGCGACTGGAAATCCTTTGGCGATAATTAGCGCGGCGCGTAAAATGCTAAAGAGTGCTTTGCCAGAAGGTTTGACTGATAAGCAACGTGCTGATGTTGCAAAAGTTTTGGTAAGCGAAGACCCTCAGTTGGTTTTAATGGCATTAAGAGATGACAGCGCGTTGGCTGAACTTGCTAAAAAAGCGCAAAGCCTTACATCAAAAGCGCCGACTGGTTTGCTTGGTGTTGGTTCTTTCTTTGGCGGTATGTCTGGCGGCAATCTGTCAACAATGGAGTAAATAAATGGCAAAGACAAAGATTAGCGAATATGACTCAACGCCCGCTAATAATACGGATGTTGCGTCTATCAACATCTCAGAAGGTTGCGCTCCTAGTGGTATCAATAATGCCATTCGTCAAGTCATGTCCCACCTCAAGGACTTCCAGACAGGCGCAGGCGACGACCCGCTTACAGTTGGTGGCAACCTTACCGTAGATGGCACAACAACGCTCACAGGGGCTTTAACGGCTTCTGGTGGGGTATCTGGTGCAGTAACATCCTCTAGCGTTGCAATTACTGGTGGAACCATTGACGGCACTACGGTTGGCGCTTCAACTCCAGCAGCGGTTACGGCTACAAGCCTAACCGTAAACACGGCGGCAACGATTGCCTCTGCTGACATCAACGCTGGTACGATTGATGGCGCTGTAATTGGTGGCGCATCAGCACAAGCTGTTACGGGCACATTGATTACCGCTAACTCAGGCTTTGTCGGAAACTTGACTGGCAACGTTGATGGAAACGTCACAGGCAACGTTACTGGAAACGTAACGGGTAACGTAACAGGCGATTTAACTGGTAACGTTACAGCCTCAAGTGGGTCATCATCATTTAATGATGTGGTGATTAACGGTGGCTTGAACATGAACGCTGGTACATCAGCGACCATTACAAACCTGACTGACCCAACCAACGCACAGGATGCCGCGACAAAGGCTTACGTTGACACATCAATTGCAAACGTCATTGACTCAGCGCCTGCCGCATTGGATACGTTGAATGAGTTAGCCGCTGCCTTGGGTGATGATGCTAACTTCTCCACGACCGTAACTAACTCTATTGCTACCAAACTGCCTTTGGCTGGTGGCACGATGAGTGGTCCTATCGCAATGGGTACAAGCAAGATTACAGGCTTGGGTGACCCAACGGCTAACCAAGATGCCGCTACCAAGGTCTATGTAGACACTCAGGACGCATTAAAACTGTCCCTGACTGGTGGCACTATGTCTGGCGCAATTGCGATGGGCACAAACAAGATTACAGGTGTTGGTGACCCAACTAACGCTCAAGACGTTGTTACAAAGAATTACAGCGACACTCTGTTTGGCTCAACCACGGATGCCGCTACATCAGCCGCCGCCGCCGCAACCTCCGCTAGTAATGCCGCCACAAGCGCAACAAACTCAGCCAACAGCGCAACAGCATCAGCGACCAGCGCAACCAACTCAGGCAATAGCGCAACCGCTGCCGCCGCAAGTGCTGCCGCCGCCGCTACTAGCGCATCAGAAGCCGCAGCAAGCGCAGTAACCGCCGCCTCATACATTCCTGATAACACGGGTCAAGCTGGTAAGTTCCTGAGTACGGATGGCTCTGTTAACTCATGGGAAACTGTTGATGCGCTCCCAGACCAAACTGGCAACAGTGGTAAGTATTTGACGACTGACGGTACAGACCCCTCATGGGCTGTTTTGAACACTGACGGTAATACGACCACAAAAGCCCTCTATGAGATGGCTAATTCCATCAGTGTGGATTACACTATTACCAGTGGAAACAACGCAATGAGTGCTGGACCAATTACGATTAACAGTGGCATATCAGTCACCATTCCTAGCGGTAGTCGCTGGGCTATTGTCTAAGGGGTATATATGGCTATTG